TACACCTGAAGCAGCAGCGGAGGTTACACCTGAAGCAGCAGCGGAGGTTACACCTGAAGCAGCAGCGGAAGTTACACCTGAAGCAGCAGCGGAGGTTACACCTGAAGCAGCAGCGGAGGTTACACCTGAAGCAGCAGCGGAGGTTACACCTGAAGCAGCAGCGGAGGTTACACCTGAAGCAGCAGCGGAAGTTACACCTGAAGCAGCAGCGGAGGTTACACCTGAAGCAGCAGCGGAGGTTACACCCGAAGAAGTGGCAACAGGAACAACAGCTGAAGAAGCTGCAGCAGCTATGCAAACTATAAAAGATGCTATGCTTGTATTGGAAGATTTTGTAAAGTCTGAATCAATTAATCCAGGACTTCTTGCAAGTTTTAAAGTAGAACCAGCAAATGACAGGGAAACACCAAGAAGTAAAGAAGAGTGGGAAAGAGACTTCGACACTCAATCCCGCAGAGTATACAGATAAAAGGAGGTAACACAGTATGGCTATTAATATATCTTTCGGAGGCGCTACTATTCAGCGTCCAGGTTCCTATTCAACTGTAGATACGACTAGCATGACAGCTGTAACTGCAGGTGGTTTTAAAACTCTAGCTATGGTTGGAGTACCAAATGCATCTAACACCTGTACTGTAGGCTCAGTGTCTGACTTCAATGACCCTATTCTAGCAGCCGCCGCACTAGGACAATGCGAAGCACTAGAACTTATGAAGATAATGTGGGCGCATGGAGCTGACCTTATAGAGTTCTCTCCAGTAGCACAATCAGCCACAGACACAGACTGGCAATCAGCTATTGACTGTCTACAAAGTGCCAGCATAGACGGGATTGTAGTGGCATCAAACTCTGTATCTATTAATGCTAAGGCTTTTGCACATTGTACCCTAATGTCTAGTGTGCTAAATAAGAGAGAAAGATGGGCCTTTGTGGGTCATGCGGCAGGACTTACAGTATCTGCAATAGCAGCACTACAAGCAGCCTTTGCCTCTGAGTTAGTAGTACTAGCTACACCAGAGGTTTATAACTATGATTCAACTGGTGCTTCAGTACTCTGTGGTTCTGAGTACCTAGCAGCAGCTTATGCAGGTACCTGGGCTGGTCAAGAACCTGAAGTCCCAATCACTTATAAATACGTATCATTCCCAGGACTAGGAAAAATATACAATGGTACTGACATTAATACGTTATTAGCGGCACATATAGCACCAACAGAGTATGTACGTAATAAAGGCTATAGAATAGTTCAAGGGGTTACTACATCTGCAAGTGCTGACTTAACAGAGTGTGAATTATCTGTATCAACTACAAAAGTTTATATGAACCAAACTATTAGAGAATACATGGACGACAAGTTTGTAGGTCAAGCAGGTGTAGTAGGCATAGAGACTACTATGTACAATGATTTAGTAACTTTAATAGAAGGGTTCAAAACAGCTAAGTATATATCTGGATACGACTCGGCTACTGTATCTGTAGTAAAAAACGGCACAGCATTTATACTACAGTGGGAAGGTTACCCTACATTACCAATCAACAACTTCCTATTAACTACACATTTAACACTATAATCAAAGGAGGTATACGTATATGGCTAGTATTAGTAAACAAACTGCACATGCAGGGCATACTATAAAACTAAAAATAGGTGGTGTAGAAGTCGGAAGAGCACAGTCTGTAGACGGTAAGCGTTCTTTCGGTCAAGAAGGCCAGTATGAAATAGGCTCTATTATGCCACAAGAGCATGTACCATTGAAGTATGATGGCACAGTGTCCCTTGATAAATTTAAGATTAGAACTAAGTCTTTAAAAGATTTAGGGCTAGCTGCACTAGGTGTAGGTATCTTAAATATGGGTGTAATTGATATTGAGATTACAGACAGATTCACAAATGACATAGTAGTAGTTTACAGAGGTTGTTCACTTAATGACTATTCTGAGAACTTTAAAGCTAATGCTATAGCAGGTGAAAATGCCACATGGTCTTACTTAGCAGCTGACCAAGGAACTGCCGAATCAGTTTCGTAGGTATCCTACAGGGTATTTTAATTTTAATAGCCTCTACCTTTTTGGTGGAGGCTGTTTTATAATCTAATTATGGTAAATATATAAAAATATGAAGGAGCTGGTTAACAATGGAAAAGGCACAAAATGCAGAAAATATGGAAATAGTAAAAAAACTTATGGAAAATGCAGAGCAAGTTAGATTAGGTAGTGAAGCGCAAGAAGGTATACGTATAGACTATATGTCATTATATGGTAATAAGTATGAAGGCACCGTAGTATTCAAAAGACCTAGCATGAAGGACTATATGAGAATGGGAGCTCTAAAATCAGAGTACTTAAGACTCAATGGTGTAGTAAATATTAACCTAGTAGATAGTAGTATAAAGGAAATGGCTCAAGTTATGGCTACTCTTACAGTGCTGCTAGTTAAGCGTCCTGAGTGGCTAATGAAGCTTGAAGAAGTAGAAGAACTTGATATGCTATTCCATGTATTTGCAAAGTACGAGGTATGGGAAAACTCCTTTCGTAAACCACGTGAGACAGAACCTACAGGAAATAGCGGAGTTACCGAGTGAGCGTAAACTTTGGACGCTAAGGAAGTTTTATGCAGGTAACGGTGGCTGCCTGCCCCCTACTGACCCTAGAATACTAAGTATGACACCAGAACAAATAGACCTAGAGTTTACACATATGGCAGTGGACCAAAGGCTTAGTGACGAGGCTAGTGGTAATAAAGTATACGAAGATGCAGAATATGAGAACTATGACAAGGACACTGATGATATGGATGATAAACTATCAGATATGCCTAAAATAAACTACAATAGTGATAGTGATAGTTGGCAGGATGTAGACTAATTAATAGGGGGTGAGAATTATGGCAACGTCAGAACAGTCCATAAGAGTTTCAGCCAAAGGTGAATTTACGCAGCTAGAACGTAGCCTAAAAGACCTTAAAGGTGACCTTAAAGGCGTTATGGGTGAAATAGACAAAGGCGCACGGAAGGGTGGAATTTTTGACGATTCATCTTTCCGTGCGCTTGACACGTTTAAGCAGCGTTTTAAGGGCACTATGGATGAGGTAAACGGTCAGTTCAAAAAGCAAAATGATATAATAGACGACCTCACAGATAAAATGCGGTCTGCTAATATGGTCGATAAGATAGAAATTAATGATAAAATCAAAGCCAGGGAAAAAGAGCTAGATGTACTAAGAAGACAAGTCTTTGAGGTAGAAAAGCTATATAAGAAAAGGGACTCAGAGGCGAACAAATTTGAGTTTAAAGTACCAGGTAGTGGCAGCTCAGGTAGTGGCTCAGGCTCTTCAAGCGGCGGCGGTGGTAATAGCTTTTCAGCTGGGGCTATAACTAGCGCACTGGGTGGTGCAATCAGTAAAATTGGTAGCATTGCAGGCACTGTAGGTAAGTTTACCTTAGGCTTAGCAGGTCTTGGAAGTCTTATGTCAATGGCTACAGATGCATACCAAATTGCATACCAAAGGCAGGTAGGCTCGTTAGACCTAGCACAACGTATCAGAGGCTATAGCTATAACGGCTCTGCAGTCGATATGTACAAGCAAGCAGCAAATACAGGTAGAAGAAGCAATATGGGATACACTGAGTCAGAGTCCTGGGCACTTCAAGATGCTTACAGCTCAAGAGGTGGCGCTCTCGGTGCTAACCAACAATATGGCTTACAAATGTTTTCCAGAGGCTATGGTTTAGACTCAGCTCAAGTAGGTAGTAGCATAGGGGGCATTAAACAGCTAGGTGGTGTTACACAGCCTAAAGAATTTGCAGATATGATAGCAGGCTCTGTAAGCCAATCAGGTATGCTTCCCCGTATTATGGAGGTTATGCAAGCACATACGTCCTTGCTTAGCAATATCAATACAACCTTTAAAGATGGAAGCTCCTCTCAAATACTAGCCTATCAGACTACTTTAGATAGGATAGGTAACGAGAACGGCATGACTAAGCTTACAGGGCAACAAGGTGCTAATGTTATCAGTGGCTTAAACGGTATTTTCCAACCTGATAATGATAAGTGGCAATGGATGGGAATGTCAGCCCTACAAAAGTATAACCCTGGCAAATACGGTGGCATGGGGCTTTATGACTTGCAATCAAGTTTTGAAGACGGTCTGCAAAATGGAGATAACCTACCAGCTATGGCTCAAGAGCTTAAGCAAATGTCAGGCGGTAATAATGATATATTTAAAAGAATGATGCAATCCTGGCTTCAAGATGGTGGCTTTAACGCTACTAAGAGTCAGGTTACTGAGCTGGATAAAGTAACCAACGGTTTCTCAGCTTTTGACAAGACTGCAATTGATAGTGTAATGAGCACTAATGCAGCTACAGACTCTGGGGCTAAGTATACTGCAGAAAGACAAGATGAATACGGCCAGCACATTCTAGACGTTGAAGCTAACTTTGATAAGGCACTCGGAGACTTAGGTGAGAAGTTCTTACCTATAATTACAGACCTTAAAGAAGGTGCTACAGGTATTCTTAATGAACTTAATGACCATACGCAGTACTTAGATAAGATACTAGAGGGCGTATTAGGCATAGCCGCTATTGTTGCAATAAGTAGCTTAGCAGGTGGGGCAAGTAGTCTGCTTAGTAAGCTATTTAAGAAAGGTGGTGGCAGTGGTGCGGCTGGTGAAGCTATAGAGGCAACCACTGCAGAGGCCAGTGCTGCTGAAAAAGCTGCAAGTGGCTACACTCGTAAAGACTTAGAGGAAATAGGGGTAGGCCGAAATGGTAAAGCAGGCGCACTTACTGATACAGAGGTTGCGAAGCTAAAAGAGCTAAGTGGTGGAGATACCTATGCCCAAGGAAAACTTGAGCAACTATATAGGGCAACAGGTGACATGGAGTCTGTAGAGTATGCAGCCAGTGGAAAAGCAATGCCTAGTGACCTTATAGATATGATGGCTAGAGGTGACAAAGGTGCTTCAGCAAAATTATCTGCTTACTATGAAAAAACTGGTGACTTGGCTGCAACTATAGACAAAGGTTCAGCTTTAAGTAAGGGTGTATCCTCCGCAGCAGTAGATGCAGAGTCAAGCAGTGGCCTATTGAGCAAACTCTTAGGTGGCGGTAAAAAAGTACTAGGTTTTGGTAGTAAAGTGCTAGGTGGGGGTTCCCTGCTAGGCGGTGCTATAGAACTAGGTACCAGCCTATACAGCGGCGAAGGTCTAGGAAGGTCTGCTAGTAAAGCAGGTGGCACAATGCTAGGGATGGCAGGCGGTGGCATGGCAGGCGGTTCTCTAGGTACTATGCTAGGTGGCGGTATAGGTGCCCTCTTCGGTGGTGTTGGTGCAATTCCAGGTGCAGCTATAGGTGGCTTTTTAGGGGAGCTCTTAGGCAGTGTAGGTGGTGGTATGGCAGGCTCCCAACTTGGGGGTGGCTTATATGATTCACTTAGTGGTAGCAACAGTGCAGCTAGTAAACAAGCCGCTACACAGCTACAAGACTTTGCACAAAAAGGGACCCTTGATATTAGTGGTTTAAATACAGAAGGGCTTGCAAAACTAGAAGAACTGAAGTCTCAAGGCCTTCTAAGTTACACAGACTTAGCTAAAAATGGGAAGTTACAAATAACCAATCTATCTACAGAAGGTGCAACTAGCTTACTTAGCTTGCAGAAAAAAGGTGATGTTTCCTTAATTAGTATGGATAACACCACAGCAACTAAGCTTGCACAGATAAGAAAAGATTCTAGTGACACAATGGATGACATTTATAAAGAGCATAAAAATATGAGTGCAACAACAACTGGATTTTTTGATAATTTTTGGAATGCTATAAAAGGTTTTCTAGGCATTACAAGTCCTGGTAGCTCAAGTAGCTCAGGGGGTAGTCACAATTCAGGGGGTGCGGCAGCACGAACTGGTGGCTCAAGTATAACTGCAGATACAGACGTAAGAGGTAATACAAACTCAACAACAGCAGGCGCTCTTAACTCATTATTAGGAGGTAAACTTGCAGGCCACGGCCAGGACTTCATGGATGCAGGTGCTGCCTATAATATAGACCCTAGCTTCCTAGCCGCTGTATCTATGCATGAAACAGGTAACGGAAGTACTCTTAATTATAATAATCCAGCTGGCCTAATGAGGGGAAGCGGTGGTCTACAATCATTTGACAGCTTAGCAGAGGGCATTAGTGCAGAAGCTAAAAATCTAGGGGGTAGCCTCTACGTAGGGGATGGTCTAACTACACCAGCTACTATTCAGCCACGTTACTGCCCAGTAGGTGCAGATAATGATAATGGTAGTAATAAAGACTGGCTTAATGGAGTAACCAAATTTTGGCAGGAACTACAGGGCGCATCAGGGGAAGGCCAAACCGCTGAAACTGCAGACAGCAGCGGCATTTATGCTGCTAGCGATGCTACTAGTAGTGGAACTAGCGATATGACTTATAATAGTAACACTACAGGTGATGCTAGTAATGCTATGAACGGTGGTACTATATTCAACGGCTGGGCAAACCATATTAACTCTGCTTTTGGAGCTACAGCTGGTCGGGACCATGCACACGGAGGCATAGACTTAGCAGCAGCCCAAGGAACAGCAGTAGACGCATTACAAGGTGGTACCCTAGCTTTCTTAGACATGGATGACGGAGGTACAGATGACCCAGACGGTAAAGCTAACTCTCAGGCAGGCGGTACTGACATTGGTGTAACAATGGCTGACGGGAAAACTTATCTCTTCTATCATATGTCAGGTATAAACCCTGACCTACTCAGTAGATATAAACAATATGGTACACAGACAACTGTATCCCAAGGTGAATGGCTTGGAAACTCAGGTGGTACACCAGGTGTAGCAGGCTCAGGTTATAGCACTACAGGTGAACATTTACACATAGGCTATGAGGATGCAAGTGGTAACTTACTAAACCCAGCAGACTTACTAAATGCTAATAATATAGGAGACGGTGACCGAGCAGGTACTTACACCGCTGTAAGTGCAGCAGATGCAGCTAAATCAACTGGTAGCGGTATACATGTCACTGTGGATGTAAATCTAAAGGGTGATGGTGTATCTAACCTAAATACTTCTACTGCAGCACAACTAAAAAATCTAATAAATCAGGCTATTCAAGCTTATGAAGCACAGAAGCTTGCTATGAACCCAACAGTAAGGGGGTAGTGAAATGTCAACAGTAGTAC